TGGGGCAGTCATAGGTGGAAGATCTAAAGAAAAGACTTCAAATATAATTCATTCTTATTTAGTTTTTACTTTTTTAGATAATAATGAAATAAAATACATTGCATTTAATTGTACTAATGCAATTCAAGCAAAAAAATTTGTGGAAGAATTCAAAATAACTAAAACTAAAGAAATTAATAATATTAACTTATAAAAAAAGGATAATGCGTATTGTTTTGCGGACACCACACATTATCCAGAGCGTAAACACTATTGAAAGTGATTACTTAATTATTATATATTAAAGTACCTTCATTTTCAATAGTAAATTAAAAATTTATTAAAGAAAATGGAGGTTTTTTTACTATGGAAAAAAAGCAAAAATCAGCTTTATATGTTAGGGTGTCTACTACCCACCAAATTGATAAGGATTCTTTGCCTTTGCAAAGAAGTGATTTAATAAATTATACAAAATATGTATTAGGAATAAATGATTTTGAAATTTTTGAAGATGCAGGTTATTCTGGTGGTACAACTGATAGACCAGCATATCAAGATATGATGAATAGAATTAAAATGGGAGAATTCACTCATTTAATAGTATGGAAAATAGATCGTATAAGCAGAAACTTAAGAGATTTCTCTGATATGTATGATGAATTGAAAAAATATAATGTAACATTTATTTCTCGCAACGAACAATTTGATACTTCTACAGCTATGGGAGAAGCAATGCTAAAAATAATTTTAGTGTTTGCAGAACTTGAAAGGAAACTAACAGGAGAACGTGTTTTTTCAGTTATGATTTCACGTGCTCAAAAAGGACTATGGAATGGTGCAACAGTTCCCTTAGGATACGAATGGGATCCCGAAACTAAATTCCCTAGGCCCTGTGATAAAGAGGCAAAAATAGTTCAATATATATTCGATCAATATGAAGAAATAAAATCTACTACAAAAGTTGCTAAAAAATTAAATATCGAAAATATACCTACAAAAAGAAATGGAACCTGGACACCTCGTACAGTTGGTAGCATACTTACAAATCCTTTTTATATTGGAACATATAGATATAACACAAAAACTAAAAAAACTCGTAGATGGAAAGATAAGTCAGAATGGGTTGTATTAGAAAATAATCATCAAGCTATCGTCAATACAGAACAATTTGAAAGAGTTTCTCAAATAATTCAAAATAATTATAAGGGTGATAAAAATTACCAAAGATCAAGTACAAATGTACATATATTATCTGGTTTAGCAAGTTGCCATAAATGTGGAAAAAAAATGCACTCTGGTTTGGATCGTGCTAGAAAAGATGGCTTTACTCCATCTCGTTATACTTGCTATGCGTTTAATGTGAATTATACTTGTGCAAATTATTCTAGTGATCTGGCCATACTTCCAGGTCTAATAAATTATATTGCTAATTATATGACATTACAAGAAAGAATTACTGCTAGGCATTCTTTACGTGATATGGAAAGTATTTTGTTACGTGGAAAATATTTTGAAGATATAGATCATATTGAAAAACAAGATTTAAAGAACACCTATGATTTATTAATAAATAATAAAATGGTTACCTATAATTCATTTGAAGAAAAAAATAAAGAAGCTATTATAAGTCAAAATGTGATTTACGAAGCCGAAAAAGAAAAATATGAAAAAGCATTAAAAAGATTAGATGACCTTTATTTATATGATGTTAATTCTATGAGTCAGAAAGATTTTGTAATAAAACGTAAGGAAATCTCTGATAAAATTGAAACTATAAATAAAAAAATACAAGAAGTAAAATTTAATGATACACCATTTATCAATAATAAAGACTTCAATTTATTATCAAAAGCTAGTTTTTATTTACTAACTAAAAATTTATCAAGTGTAAAAAATATTGATGTAATTTCGCTATTGAATAATCTTGATAGACAAACCATAAAAGATTTTATAAATACAATTATTACAGATGTTTCTGTCGAAAAGGGAAAAATATATAATATTACTTTCAAAAATGGAATAGTCCATCACTTTATATACAAAAATGAACACAAAATATAAAAAATACCCAAGTGACTTTTTCTTACAGCCACTTGGGTTTCATTATATCATATTTGATTATACACACGGACAACCTAGAGTATAAAAACTGACTGTTTTCTTCATTTAAAGTTCATTCCTTACAATATATTTAGGTTTTATTTTGTCTCCTATAGACATTAAATATCATGTAAAAATTTTATTATTCATAAAATTTCAATTACTTGTCTATTTTAGCACGTTTCGGCAAAAATGGCAATAAAAAATTTGATGTTTAATATTCTCATTTTTGCACATATTAATAATGTTATATTTACTTTATTATTATTTGTTTACTTATTGGTTTCTGTAAATTTACAAGTTTGCATGTTATTATTTTTTGTATATTTTAAGAGGTGAAATTATGGCAGTAGATTATTGTATTATTGGATCGAGATTAAAACAAGCTAGACTTAAAGCTGGCTTAACACAACAAGAAATGGCAGAAAAGACTAACCTTTCTGTTGCTTTTATTAGCAGAATTGAAAGAGGAAGTTCTCATATAAATTTAAAAAGATTAAGTGAATTTTGTACTATTTTAAATGTTTCAGAGGGTTACATTTTAAGCGGAGTTTCTGATAAAAATGAGAAATATTTATATAACGAGTTTAACGATATATTAAAGAAATGTTCTCCAGAAAAACAAAAATTAATTTATAAACTTTCAAGAGTTATTGCTGAAGATGATGGCTCTTATAAATCTAATAACTAATATACTAATTAAATATTAATACTTTACATTTTATTTTGTGTGTTTGTAAACCCGTCGTATAATGGCGGGTTTTTATAAGATCAGATTAAAACCATCATTTATCATTTTTATAAAAATCAACACGTCGCTCTTGGTCTGGGCTCCTATCGGACCCGTCAAAGGCGAGCTTCCGGTCTATTTTATAAAAATGATAAATGATAGTTTTTATATTTTTTGATTTGTAAATTTCCAAAATTTTTATTGATAATTATATCTCACTATGCTAATATTAATACTGAAATATTTAACTATTTCATATTATCTTATAGGAGGGATATTTATATGGATTTTAAGCAATGGAATACTTTTAATACAGGAGAATGGACACATGAAATCGACGTTAGAGATTTCATTCAAAAGAACTACACTCCATACACAGGAGACGAAAGTTTCTTATCTGGAGCTACAGAAAGAACTTTAAAATTATGGGATAAAGTTCTTAAATTATATGAAAAAGAGAAAGAAAACGGCGTTCTAGATGTTGATACAAAAACTCCTTCTGGAATTAATAGATACGAGGCTGGATACTTAGACAAGGATTTAGAGGAAATAGTTGGTTTCCAAACAGATGCTCCGTTAAAAAGGGCTATAATGCCAAATGGTGGAATTAGAATTGTAGAAAAATCTTGCGAATCTTATGGTTACAAGGTTGATGACGAGGTTGAATACATTTATCACAATTTAAGAAAAACTCACAATGACGGTGTTTTCGATGTTTACACACCAGACATTCGTATTGCAAGAACACATCACCTATTAACTGGTTTACCAGATGGATATGGACGTGGACGTATTATTGGAGATTACAGACGTGTTCCACTATATGGTGTTGATGTTTTAATTGCTGAAAAGAAAGACGAACTTGATATTCTTGATGTTGATGAATTTACTGAAGAAGTTATTCGTAACAGAGAAGAAATTGCTGAACAAATTAAGGCTTTACAAGACTTAAAGAAAATGGCTGAAAAATACGGATTTGATATTTCTGTTCCAGCATCAAATGCAAAAGAGGCAGTTCAATGGTTGTACTTCGCTTATTTAGGCGCTGTAAAAGATCAAAATGGTGCTGCTATGTCTTTAGGAAGAACATCTACTTTCTTAGATATTTATTTTGAAAGAGATTTAAAAGCAGGATTAATTACTGAAGAAGAAGTTCAAGAGCTTATGGACCAATTCGTTATGAAACTTAGAATGGTACGTTTCTTAAGAGCCCCAGAATACAATGAATTATTCTCTGGCGACCCAGTTTGGGTAACAGAAAGCATTGGTGGTATGGGCATTGATGGAAGAACTATGGTTACTAAAAACTCATTTAGAGTTCTTCATACCCTAGAAAACTTAGGAGCTGCTCCAGAGCCAAACTTAACTGTTTTATGGTCAGTTAATCTACCAAAAGCATTCAAAGATTACTGTGCAAAAATCTCAATTGCAACATCATCTATTCAATACGAAAACGATGATTTAATGAGAATAACTTTAGGCGATGATTATGGAATTGCTTGCTGTGTTTCTGCAATGAAAATTGGTAAACAAATGCAATTCTTCGGAGCAAGAGCTAACCTTGCAAAAGCTTTACTTTATGCTATCAATGGTGGTAGAGATGAAAACACAGGAAAACAAGTTACACCAATGTTTGCCCCTATCACATCAGAATATCTAGATTATGATGAAGTAATGGCAAAATACGACCAAATGATGGATTATGTTGCAAAAATCTACATGAAGGCATTAAATGCAATCCATTACATGCATGATAAATATTCTTATGAAGCTTTAGAATTTGCACTACATGATAGAAATATAATCCGTACAATGGCTTGCGGTATAGCTGGTTTATCAGTTGCAGTTGACTCATTATCTGCAATAAAATATGCAAAAGTTAAAGTTATAAGAGACGAAACTGGTCTTGCAACAGATTATCAAATTGAAGGAGACTTCCCTAAATACGGAAATGATGATGACAGAGTTGATGAAATAGCTGTAAACTTGGTAAAAACATTTATGAAGAAGCTAGAAGGACACATCACATACAGAAACTCTATACCAACGCAATCAATATTAACAATAACATCTAACGTAGTTTATGGTAAAGCAACAGGAAATACTCCAGATGGAAGAAGAGCCGGAGCGCCATTCGGACCTGGTGCAAACCCACTACATGGAAGAGATTCATCTGGCGCATTAGCTGTAATGAATACAATAGCAAAACTTCCATATGAGTATTCAGAAGACGGAATTTCTTTCACATTCTCTATAACTCCTGGAACACTTGGAAAAGATTCAGAAACAAAAATAAACAACTTAGTAAGCATGTTAGACGGATATTTCAAACAAACAGGACATCATATTAACGTAAACGTATTCGATAGAGCCTTATTATTAGACGCTATGGATCACCCAGAAAAATATCCACAACTTACAATTCGTGTTTCTGGTTATGCTGTAAACTTTGTTAAATTAACAAGAGAACAACAATTAGACGTTGTAAACAGAACTATTCACGAGAGAATTTAGTTTTTAGGGGCGCTACTTGAAAAAGCAGA